TTGGTGATCAACTGGCAGACCGATCCAACCGGCGGCAACTGGGCGAAGCTGGGCAACGGCGTCTGCACCGTGACCGGAGGGGTGGCCGAGGGCCAGCAGCGTACGGTGCAATACGCGGTCGCGACCGGCATGGCGTTCTGTTATCCGCTGTATGAGATCCCCGCTGCCGGCGACACCTTCACCGTCAGCTACGGCTGCGACAAGACGCAGGCGACCTGCGGCGCGCGCTTCGCCAACGCGCAGAACTATCGCGGCTTCCCATTCGTGCCGCCGGCAGAATCGGCGGTGGCGGCATGATCGCGCCCGTCGCCCCGACCGTGACCATCCCGGCCCCGCCGCTGCCCAGCCCAGCTGCCGGATCGCTACCGTTGACCCCGGCGCTGGAGGCGATGCAGCGGCAGCGCGTCATCGCGGAGGCGCTGTCATGGATCGGCACGCCGTATCGCCAGCAGGGCGACAGCAAGGGTCCCGACGGGGCGATCGACTGCTCGATGCTGCTGGTGCGGGCCTGGGTCGATGCCGGCGTGCTGGCGCCGTTCGATCCCCGGCCGTATCCGCCATCGTGGTACATGCACCATAGCGAGGAACGCTATCTGGCCTGGATGCAGAGTGTCGCCGTCGAGACCACGGCGCCGCAGCCAGGCGACATCGTGCTGTGGCGGTTCGGCCGCTGCTTTTCGCACTCGGGCGTCCTGATCAGCGCGACCGGGTTCGTCCATGCCTTCTCCGTCGTCGGACGCTGCACCAAGGGCGATCTGGGCGAGGCGGTGATGCGCTGGGCCGACCACACCGGCAAGACCGCGCGGCCGTGCAAGTACTTCGACGTCTGGGCGCGCATCCGCCAGCAGCAGGCGGGCGCGTAGCATGGCCGGCATCTTCGGCGGCGCCGCAGCAGCGCAGAAGCCGATCCGCTACACCTCGGTCGACGTGCAGACCAGCGCGCTCGGCGGCTGCATCCCGCTGCTCTGGGGACGCAACCGCGTCGGCACCAACGTGGTCTGGCTCAACAATTTCAAGTCGACCTCAGCCGGCGGCAAGGGCGGCGGCAAGGGCGGCGGCAAGGACAAGGGCTCGGGGTACAGCTATTCGACGGCGCTGATCCTGGCGCTGTGCGAGGGGCCGATCCAGGATGTGCTCACGGTTTGGGCCGACCAGACCGAGACCACGCTGGCCGCGCTCGGACTGACCTTGCTCGACGGCACCGCGGCACAGGCCGCGCCAGGATGGATCGAAAGCAACTATGCGGCGCAGGCGATGTCCTATGCCGAGACCGCCTATGTCTGGGCGAGTTCCTACGCGCTCGGCGGCAGCCCGGAGATCCCCAACCACACTTTCGAGATCGACGGCTACCTGTCCGGCACCACCAACACCGGGGGGCTGACCTCGGGCCTGCCCGACGCCAATCCCGCCGACATCATTTCCGACTACATCCTCAGCGCGCAGTACGGCCTCGACCCCGGCGCCACCTATGTCGATGCCGCCAGCCTGGCCTCTTACAAGACCTACTGCCAGGCCCAGGCGCTGTTGCTGTCGCCGTATCTGCGCACCCAGGAGCAGGCGACGCAGACGCTGCAACGCTGGGCGCAGCTGTCAAACTCGTGGATCTTCTGGAACGGCGTGCATCTGAAATTCGTGCCGCTCGGCGACGCCGCGATCACTGCCAACGGCGCTGCCTACACGCCGAACCTGACGCCGCTCTATGCGCTGACGCCGGCCGATTTCATCGCCGAGAGCAAGGGCGGCGCGCTGGTGACGGTGACGCGCATCGACCCGGCCGACGGCTACAATCGCGTCGAGCTGGACAACCGCAATCGCGCCGATCAGTACAACACCGACCCGACCTATTGGGAGGATCCGACCAGCGTCAGCGCGTATGGGCAACTGCAGTCGCAGACCATCACCGCCGACGAGGTATGCGACCCCGGCGTCGCCGCCACCATGTGTACGCTGATCGGGCAGCGCAGCGTCTACATCCGCAACAGCTATGCCTTCACGCTCGATTATACCTTCGTGCTGCTCGAGCCCGGCGACATCGTCACGCTGACCGAACCGGCGATCGGCCTCTCGGCGCAGCCGGTGCGCATCACCGATGTCGAGGAGGACGACAAGGGCCTGCTGAAGTTCAACGCCGAGGAATGCCCCGGCAGCGTCGGCATCGCGGTGGCGCTGCCAGTCCAGTCCAACAGCGCCTCGGCCGGGCCGAACTTTCTCGCCGACCCCGGCAACGTCAACCCGCCGCTGATCTTCGAGCCGCCGGTCAGCATCACCGGCGGTGTGCCGCAACTGTGGATCGGCGCCAGCGGCGGCGCCAACTGGGGCGGCGCTCAGGTCTGGGGCAGCGTCGATGGCACCAATTACGTCAGCCTGGGCAAAATCACCACGGGAACATTGCAGGGCGCGCTGACCGCGGCGCTGCCGTCGCACGCCGACCCCGACACGACCGACACGCTGGCGGTCAACCTGGCCGCGAGCCAAGGCATTCTCTCGACCGCGGTCAGTGACGCCGACGCCAACGCGCTGCGCACGCTGGCGATGGTCGACAGCGAGGTGATCGCCTACGGCGCGGTCGCCGCCACCGGCGCGTACACCGCGACGCTGAGCTACCTGCGGCGCGGCGTCTATGGCAGTGCGATCGCGGCGCACGCATCGGGCGCACCGTTCTCGCAGATCGCTCCCGGCGCCATGCTCGCCGTGACGCTGCCGCAGGCCTATGTCGGCGTCGGGCTGTACATCAAGCTGTGCTCGTTCAACATCTTCGGCAATGCCGGGCAGGCGCTCAGCGAAGCCACCGCGTACACCTATACGCCCACCGGGGTGGCCTATTCGACATCGGGCGGTTCCGTCGTCACCGTCGCGCCGGCCGCGCCGACGGGTCTGGCGGTCACTGCGATCGCTGGCGGCTTTACGCTGAACTGGGATGCGACCACGGACGCGACGATCGACCTGTATCAGGTCTGGGGGGCGGCAGGAGCGTCGCAGCCGTTCAGCGCGGCGTCTCTGGTCGGCACCGTGCCGGCCCCGGCGACCTCGGTGACGATCACTGGCGAGCCGGCGAGCGCGCTCAGCGTGTTCCTGGTCGCGGTCAACGCCGCCGGCAGCAGCGCGCCGGCAGGGTAGCAAGCATGGCCAACGTCACACCGCTGCCGGCGCCGTCCGGGGCATCGATCTTGCCGGGCTATGTCGTGGCCAACACCGGCACGGCCAGCGGGATCCCCGGCGGCGTCTCGCTCAGTGCGCTGTTCGATGCGGCGCTTGGCGCGACGCCGGGCGCGATCAGTTATCGCGGGTCGGCGGGCTGGGTGGAGCTGGCTCCCGGCAGCGCCGGCCAGGTGCTCACGCAGGGGACGATGACGCCGGGGTGGGGCGCTGCGCCGATCACTGGCGTCGCGATCGAGAACGCCGGCACACTGGTCGGCAGCGTCGGCACATTGAACCTTGGCGCGAACATGGCGGCGTCAGTGGCTGGCGGCGTGGCGACGCTGAGCGCGGCCAGCAGTGCCGCCGCTGCGATGCTTGTGCCAATGGCAGCAACGCCGACCAACGTTTTCAACGGCATCCCTGTGTACTTGTCGCAGAGTGTCTATCCCGTGAATGACGGCTGCTGCTACAAATTGACCGCGACGCTCAAGGCACTTACCAGCAACGATAACCTTTGGGTTGGCTTTTTCGACGCCACCACCGGGCTTGGAGTGTTCTGCGGCAACGGCGGCGGCAACGCTGAATGGGGCACCGGTAGCAGCAGCGGGGTTAGCACCGGCAATCCATTCGGCGCGTCCTACGTCGGACTTTCTCCGGGCAGTTGGGAGACGTTTAATTTCGCCGCAACATTCACGTTGACTGCCGGGGACGTCGGCATGACGTATTTGGTCGCCGATCGGTTCGCGCCTGTGCAGGATTATATCGGCGGGTTCGGCGCCAACGGCGTGTCCTTCTTCGTGTCCGCAAAGGGGCCAGCCGAAATCGGCAACGTCTATGTGCAGAAACTGAATTGACGCGGTTCGTCCCATGGCGACGCCCGGCGGCGTCGCCGTGCTCGCTCAACAACGATCGTCCAGATTAACGCGTCACGAAGTTGTGGTCGTAACGACGCGCTGAAGTTATGACCGCCGCAGCGCGAATCGCCTTGAACTGTTTGGGTGACACACATGGCCGGTCCATTTTTCGATCGCGTGTTTGAGACGATCAGCACGACCGGCACCGGACCGCTCACAACGACGAGCAATGCGCCCGCGAGCTACGTCAATTGGGCGTCGGCGGTGCCGAGTGGTGACGCGGCCTATTATCTC